GGACGGAATTCCCAGCGGAAACCGGGAAAGTTCTCCGTTCCGTCGCTGCTCAATACCGGCGTGCCATCAACAAAAATGTTCGTGCCATCCAGCCCGCCGGCAAACTCCCCTTCGCCCAATGCGAATAGCATCTTCGCTCTGGCGATCGACTGAATGCTGTCCGGCGATTCTACCGGCGTGTGGCCGCCACCGCCGCCGCCTTTTCGCCCACGGATAATGTTCTGTGCCATATTTCGCCCATAAAAAAAGCCGCTATTGCGGCTGTCTGTTCAAACGGATGTCGTTATTGCTGGTCTTCGGTATAAATGCCTGCGGAGATAATCGCCCCGCCAATCTCACGCGTGCCATACAACACGCCGACGGGGTTGCCCTGCGCCGTTGTGTTGACCGGGCCACCAAAGGCATAGCTTGGTTTATTTTCCGGGCCTTGCCGCATGCGCAACCCCCCCATTTGCGGGGAGAGCATTTGGAGGATGCCGCCGAGGGCGAGGGAAGCGCCGGCCATCGCTGCCATGCCGGTGGCGCCACCAGCAGCAAATGCTCCCATAGCTCCCGCAGCAGTCCCCGCAGATATGTACATAGCGACGGCTACAAGTGCCACACCCAGCACAGTCTGGAATAGACCTGCACGCTTGCTCCCAATCACAACGGGAACAAGGTGAATATCTTCCGTCCCTTTGGTTAGCTCCAGCTCGTCCTGCCGGACATTACGCTTACCGACAAAAATAGAAAATGTCAGGCCGCGTTTGTGAGCTTCAAGCATGTAGCGTTCGAAACCTGGTAACAAGTTCTTCATTGCATCAATGGCTTTGGGTACCGTCGTAGCACGATACTTGAATTCTCTCCCAAAAGCTTTGATCAACGGTCCGTGAAACCTTACCGTTCTGAGTGGAGTTTCAATTAACGACATGTATTTTCCCTTATAAAAAACCCACCGATGGTGGGTTTTATTGAAAATGTATGTTTACAGACATGACTTAATGTCAGATATAACATCACTATTTCTATTGGTTATTTCCCCCAATTGGTGTTTGCGGCTTCACCTCTATACACAACTTGCCACTGAGCTTCTTTCTCTAATATATCTATATAGCCACTACCGTTAATTAGCACCAGTGCAATACCACTCTCTAATTAGGCTTACTTACTATTTCTATACGCATACCATTGAATATATGCTTATCTGATTTCTTCTATAATGCAGGCAGCCAGATAATTTACATCATTTTTAGACGTAAACTCTGCCCTAACCCTTTTGTTAGCTCTGGGTTTGCACAGCTTGCCAGCATCAGTAAGGTAATGGGTAATACTAGTTTTTTTATTAATATTCCCCTTATTGTTTTCAACATCGTAACAAAGGACTACATCATTTCTCTATGCCGCAGCACCTTCACCGTGCGTTCTTTCCAGTAGCCGCCATAGGGCACCCGCTGGCTTAACATACCGTACATATGGTGCAGCAGCATGCCATCTTCCAGCAGAATGCCGGCGTGATTGGCCACCGGCGCCGAGACCTGCATGATCGCCATATCCCCCGGCAGCGGTGGGCCGCCGAACTCACGAAAACCACATTTGTGCCAGTTATCCAGATAAAGATTTTCCTCCCGCTCCCACCACGGATAATCAACGCGATAATCTCGTAATTCGATGCCATTCTGCTGCCGGAAATAGCTCATGATAAGCCCCCAGCAGTCAGTATGCCCCAGCACAAACTGGCGCCCGACTAACGGCAAATCTCCACGCGGCATAATCGTGCGTAGATCGCCCTCCGGCCAACTGGCGATCACCCAAGGCAACTCTAACGCGTCACATTGTGCCTTATCCAGCTCGCTCGGCTGCGTGGTGGCGTCAGGGTGGCTGTGCACAATCATGGTGATCGTGCCCCACCCGGTAGCGGCCACATAGTCTTCAGGCGCCAGATAAAACTGTTCGGTGGGATCCTCCGCCAAGTTACGGCACGGGAAATAACGCTCCACGCGGGACTTTTGCGCCACCACGCCGCAGCATTCGCGCGGATACTCGGCCATCGCGTGCGCCATAATGGCCGCTATGGTTTTCTCTTTCATCTCTCCCCCTACTGCCGGATTAATGAGGCACCGGGGAACCCACCGAACGGCAACGGTTCGTTCTCGCCAAAACGTTTTTGGCAATCGCTCAGTAGCCCGCCGCAGCGATCCTTGCTCGGGTCATCCACCGGATTGCCCTTGTCGTCAAAGTATCGGATACCGGCATAATCGCAGCCCTTGCCGGTGCGATAACCGCCGCGCGAGCACCAGGTACACAGGCTATGAATTTGCCGGGTCGGAATGCGCAATCCCCGTAGGTCTGTCGGGCTGGAGAGCTCGAACTCCACCGCTTCGTCGCTTTCCGTCGCCTTGCGGTCGATATAGAACACCTGCAGCTTTTCCTGCAGCGGATCAGCTGTAGGATTGCCCTCAGGAAAATTATGGGCATCGAGATAGTGCATCAATGTATCGTGGATCAGCACTTTGGCCTGTGCCATATCCTCGAACTGCAGGCAGAGCGCCGTAATCAGGCCGTTTATATTGGCCACCGTCAATTTAGGCGCGCTGCTCTGACTGTCAGAAGAGATTTCAAGCCCTTCGACACTAAACGGCCACGGCCCGTACTCCTTGCCCTGCCACCAGATCGATTTTGCAGGTAGTTTCGTTTCGTCTCCGCCTGCTGCAGCCAGTTCTTCCGGCGTATAGGGCAGTGTGTCACTATGAAAGCGTAGAATATCAGCACCGAACTTTGTCCCGTCCACTTCAACAAGGCGAACGCGATTGCCCGGCTCCAACTTCTGCAGGTCTGTATTCAGCATGATTAATCTCGGTTAAACGTGAAACGCCTCGGTAAACGTGGCCGTCAGTGAATAGTTATCGCCGCCCATGGCAACAGGCTTATAGCCTTCGCAGCGGTAGAGGCCGGGAACGTTGGTCGGTGGTGTCCATTGAAAAGATCTCACCCCGTAATGATTTTCCAAGAAGACGATGATCGGCGTGATGTAGTCATACTTACCGACAAAGGTCAGATCCCAGGAACGCACGATCGGATTAATGCCGTCGCCGGAGACCTGCGCATATCCGTCGCCGAACTGCGCCTTTCTGACGCGAAAACGCATATCGCCGGCAGCATTGACGCGCGCCGGAAATTCAAATGTTTGAATACCCATTACATCCCCTTGATTGCTTTCCAAATCGGCTGGCCCGGCATCAGGTTTCTGTTGATCACCTTCTGGCTCTCCTGCGCGGCGATACTCCCCATCTGCTTGCCAAACTCTCCCCAGCCAGGATCGGCCTGTGTACCGACGTTGCCACCACTCTCGATCGTAATGTACACATTCGGCGCCGCCGCAACCTGTTGGCCACCGCCCATCGCCCTCACCCCCAGAGAACCATCGGCGCCACGCTTGAGTGGCATGATGGCTTCAGGCCCAGCCTCGCCCATTACCCCTGCGCCTTTGGCGAAGGCGAACAGAGTCGGATTGTTCACCACCTGCCCGCTGTAAGCACTCAGCGAAGGAGATGCATAAACCCCACCTTTAGCGTTGGGAACGTAACCTTGCCATCCCGTAGACATACCCATCGCACCGGAACCTGCCGCACCAGCGCCAGCACTGGCTGCACCACCCATTAAGCCGCCGCCGATGCTCATAAAGGTAGAGAGAATGGTTTTCGTCAATAACGCTTGCATCGCCATATCGATAAGTTGCTGAACGACAGACTGGGTAATGGAAGAAAACAACCCAAGCATATTTTGTTTAAAACTCTGCGTGCCGGTCAGCAGATCAAACATCATGCCGGAGGTGCGCTCCCGCGTCATATCCACCAGCCCCAACGCCATCTTGTGCACGCGGCTCTGACCACCGTACAGGCTTAGCGCTTGCTGATACTGAGCGTCCGACGATTCCTGTGTCGCCGCCTGCATCAGTTGCTCATAGCGCTGTTTATCCAGAAAGCCCTGCTGATAGTAGGCCTGGTATTGAGCCTGTTGCTGCACAAGTTGATTATTCAGGCGAGCGACGGGATCTACATCGCCCGCGATGTTCAAGCGCGGCGCGGCGAGCGTGTCAGTTTCGGCCTTCAACCGCTGGCGCTGAGTTTCTTGCTGCTGGATCCGGCTGGCGGTCTGGTATTCGCGTTCGGTCAACAGTCGCCCGTCATACAGCGCTTTCAGCTCCTTGCTGACTTCCTGACCCTTGCGCACCGCCGCCTGCCCCGGAGTGTACTGTTTGGCCAGCTGTTGCCGCTGCTGCTGATACTTCTCGGTATTCAACGCCATCATGCGCTGTACATCCGCTTGCCCGGCGCCAGCGGCTTTGGCCGTTGATACCAGCTTTGTCTGTGCGCTTTGCTCATCCAAAGCGATCTTGTCGAGGCTGCTCAGATGCGCCTGCTCCATCTCCTGACGTAACTGCTGATACTGCTCAAGAGCCTGCTGCTTGCTGTTATCACTGAAGGTACGATCGACAAAAATAGCGCTTTCTTGATGGTTTTTAGGTTTGTCAGGCTTAGTCTCAACATGGCTGCCGTTGCCATTTAGTGCATTGACGGCGTTGTTTCGACGGGTTCTGATCGCTTTCTCGCTCTCAATGGCATCTTCCAACTGCCCTCGCAAGACGTTCCGTTCTTTCCTCAACTCTTCTGGATCTGAATAGAGGAACCCCAAAGTCCCCTTGCGGCGACGTTCCAGACCCGCAAGGCGGGTATCACTCAAATGCGACAACTGGCCTTCAATCTTCGTTTTCTCCTCACGAAGATTTTTTAACTGATCGTCAAAACTATCAATTTTAATGGCTAATTTCACGTTGGAGAGCTTATGAAGATCGTCGGCAGTTTCAACTACCGCATCTTTCAATGCCAAAGCCGATTGGCGCGCCAATTGGTTCTGCTCATGAAAATACAACATCCCCAAGCCCGCCTGGATGGCAACACCAACCGGGCCGCCAAGCGCACCCAACGCAACATTGGCAACGCGGGATGCGGCACCCGCCCCACTCGTCGCCTGCGCTGCGCCGCGCGCAGCCGCTGCCTGATCGCGCCAGGCCGCCGCGCTGTCATTCAGACCTGAGACCAGTTTCAGCACCTCCTCGGTTCGGCTACCTCCCCCATCCCCAGAACCGTTGCTCGCCTGCCGAGCCGCTTCGTCCAGTTGTTTCATCTGCGCCGTCGCTGCCGTAGTGACGGAAGAAAGTTCGGTAAGCACCTGTCCATACTGCCGGGCGGTGGCAACGAGCTCCCTCAGCGACAAGTCAACCCCAGCCAAACCTGCCAATTTTCCCGCCAGGCCGCCAAGAGTACTGCCGATACGTTGATAGGTTTCGTCGGTCTTTTTCGCGTCCTGTTGAGCCTGACGATTGAACTTTGTGGATTGATCGCCGGCGGTACGGTAAGCCGCCGTCAGTTTGTTTTTAAAGTTGGCGTCATTCAGGTACAACCCGACCGCCAACGATGCTACCTCAGCCATTTCCCAGCACTCGCATAACGTCAGCACACTGCATATCAATACTGCTTTGCGCGGGCTGAACGGATTGGTGAATAGGGGCACTCTCCACCGCATCGGCCGTCATGCCTTGCAGTTTAAAATATGCCCGCCAGTGATTCAGGATTTGCGCCGGCAATGCGGCGATCTTGCGCGGATCCGACTCACCCCAGCGATCGGCCAGTTGGAACACCAGCATCAGCCAGGGCGAGTCAGTCAGTTTTTTTCCGCTTCCTCCAGGCTGCCGACCGCATGGCGTTTGACGGCACCGATGGCTTCGACCAGCGTCGGGTTGTCGTGCGCCACCAGCAGCTCATCCACGCTGGGCAGCGCGCTGGCCGGAATGCGCTTGCCGTCTGGGGTCATAAAGCAAGACAGCAGGAGTTGAACGTTGAGCTTTGCCGCCTGGCTCATATCGCCGCTGTCGATGGCGGCTTTCATGCCATCTTCGTTTTCCTGCAGTTCCGCGGCTTTCAACCGACGGATGAAGGTCTTGGTGCCAAAAATTTGCGTTTCAATCACATGGTCGTCGGATTTCAACAGCGCCGCTTTCAGGGCCTTAAGATCATATTTCTCAGTCATGATTATTCCTTGTTCATAATGCGTGATTTATGCAAATGATCGCCGCAGGTCATACTTGCCTGCGGCGCAAAACATCGCGCCAAACGCCTGGATACGATAGTTCACTCAACGCGACTTTTCGGTTTGTCACACCTTCGCTGTTACCGCTCCCCAGGTGTTGCTGTTCTGTTTGCCCTGTACGGTAATTTGAATAACTTCACTCGCTGGGGCGGTGATCTCATTCATTTTCCAACCGGACAAAGACAGGATAGAAGTGGAAGTGCGGCCATTCGGCAGCTCAACATAAAACTGCACGGTTTCACGCTTATCTGCGGCATTCAGGAACGCAGCAAAATCGGTATTGGCAGGATCGTCGATAAAGCCAAGGGATTTCTCAGCCCCCTCAGGCAGGTCGGAAATAAACTGTTTCGTGGTATCAAGCAGCGTCGTGCAGTCAACAAAACTGCCCGTTTGCCCCATTTCACCTACTGCTTTACAGTTCGTCAGTGCTTTCATCGTCGCCGGCGTGGCGCCTACTGTGCCCCACTTAACGATAGTTCCAGCAGGCAGCATGGCGTACTCTGGCGAAGTTTTATCAGCCATAATTTTTCTCTCTCTTTTTTGATGAAGGATGGTGGTAGCAGTCGCTACCGGTTTTCGATGCCATAGCGGATGTTGGCCGCCAGGATGCGTAACACTTGAGTTTTGTTGTGATCCAGTGCTGGCCGGATAAATGGAGCGGCAGCTTGAGTTGCCGTGCCGTATTCCTGTGCCAATGCTTTTTGGTAATGCTGTTTACTGGGGCCGACACGCAGGGTCAGTACTCCCCAACCGGCAACACCAGAAACGATGGCGATGCTGTCGCGCAAATATGATCTGTTTTCCATTGCGCTATCGCCGATATACTGCGGCATATCCCTGAGTACCGGAGCCAAAGCGGAACATCCGGCGTCATGCAGAATTCTTGAGGCGACATCACGCTTCACGGTCTCCAACCTACGTGCCAGCTCAG